CGCTCGTAGCGCTTGGCCGAGAAGTTCCTGCAACCTTGCCGCCTTTCTTCATGCCTTTGGCTTTCATCATGCCGCCTCTTTGCATGCCTTTGGCTTTCATCATGCCGCCTCTTTGCATGCCTTTAGCTTTCATGGCTCCGCCTCTTTGCATTCCGGGTGGCTTGGGCGCTTTCGCTTTAAGGGTTTGACGCTGCTTGCGAGCAGCAAGATTACCGTACTTCTTTGTTAGATCGTCAATAACGCCTGTTGGCTGTTTGCGCCCGGTGCTTTGGACAGATCTAAGCAAATTCTTTTGAGCATCACTCAGCTCTGAAATTGATCTGCCAGTTCCTGCACCAGATCGCGCCTTTGACGGGCCAGCTTCTTTGCCGCCCATACCGGTAGTTTTTACAGCTACACCACCTCTTTGCATTCCGGGTGGCTTCGCTCTTTTACCTTTGCCCATCCCACCTTTTGCACCAGCTCTTTTACCGGGCTTGTAGCCGTATTGATCGGACAGGTTTTGAATTACGCTTGTTGACTGCTTACTGCCTTCTCGTCCCTGAACGGAATCTAAAAGATTTTTTTGCGCTTTGCTTAACGTAGATCGACGTTGTGCGCGTGTTGTTGGAGCGCCGCCACGACTGTATCCTTTTGCCTTCATCTTCTTCATTATCGTCTCCCGAATAAACCGGAATTGCCCGGAGTTTTCCTGATTGATCCGCCATGAGCGGCGAATGTTTTTACCATCGTAGGCTTGCCGCCTACACCTTGTTTTTTAGACCTTTTTCTGGTCACCGCACTTTTCTTTTGGCTTTCGCTCATACCCGCTGCTTTTGCCGCTGGTACGCACTTTGGGTAACCCCTGCCGCTTTTTTTTGACGCGCTTTTTCGGCCACATTGCTGGTACTTACCGTCTTTTTTAGGAGCGCCGATATCGACCCAATTCTCGCCAAACCATTTTTTTAGGCCAGTCCTAGCCACGGGGTACTCGTGTCTTTTTTTGCTTGCTAGGCATAATTGCGCCACAACCTCGACCTTGAACCATGACGGCTCCACCGGTATTCATGTTTCTAGCAATCGCTTCACCACGCTTACGCTCGTAACGACTAAGCTTACCGTCCTTGTTCAAATCGCTTTTCTTCTCGTTCAAGGTAACTTCTCCGCCGGTCGCGCCTTTGTATTTCCCGCCCATCTTCTTGTATTCCTTGACCATGTACGCATTTGCGTATGCTGACGGATAAACATCAAACTTCGCCTTAGCCTTAGCTTTTGCTTTAGCGTAAAGGCTCGGGTTGGCTACATTCTTAGGAGCAGATGAAGTCACAAGCTACATTCCAAAATTTGTTCGGTTAAAAAGGTCGTTGTCAAATTTCTGAATTTGAAATGGTCCTTGGCTGTAATTTATAGGCGCTTGTGAACCAGTATTGCCCATTGAGCCAACTGGAGCATTGCCGTAAAAGTTAGCCGCTGCCGATCCACCTTGACCATAAGGGCTTTGATTACCTACGCCGCCAGAGCTTCCGCCAGCAGGGTTAAAACCAGCCGCTTCAGACGCTGATGGACCGTAATTCATGCCTGCATTATAGGTTTGACCTGCGCCGGGTACGAATCCGCCCATAAAGTTTTCATAGGGCGTTCCACTAAAGCCGGGTCCGGGTTCAACAACAATAGGACCGGGATCAACAGTTCCTGTGCCGCCGCCAGTTCCACCAGTTCCGCCAGTTCCACCACCGGGGGGAGGTGTTTGAGTCTTCAGCTCATCGATAATCGACTGGCGCAAAGCGTCAACATCTACTTCTCCGGGAATTTGACCTTGCAAAGCTGCGATCTGCTCTTGTATTGGATTGATTGCGCCAGTAATAGCTTCTTGCCTTTGGGCGGCAATCGGATCAATTGCAGCTTGAATAGCTGCTTTTCTTTGCTCCTCAATCTGAGCAGGATCAAGCATTTGTCCTTGAAGATCAGTTATTTGGCTGGTTGTACCTTTTAGTGACTCTTCAAGAGCCGCTAACTCTTCTGAGGTAGCACTGCCTTCTACGGCTTTTTGTAAAAGATCTATCTCAGAACCAAGCTCAGTGGTTGACCCTGCAACAGTGGCAACCTCGGTTTGAAGCGCTTCAAGGCTTTGTAGTGGAGCTAAACCGCCGATTTTACCCTCAACATCTGATTTCAACGATTCGATAGCAGTGTTTATTTGGTCTGGAGTAAGGGTTCCAGTTTCCATTGCTTGAGCGATAGAAGCGTTTACTTGATCATTGGTCAGCATACCATCGCGCAAAGCTTCCATCTGATCAAACAGTTGTTTTCGTTCATCGCTTCCGGTGCTCTTTAAAGTTTCAGATTCGGTGCGTAACTTGTTTATTTCTTGCTGAAGCTGGTCAATTGGAAGCCCTGCAATATTTTCTTCGAGGTTGGTGACGCTTGCTTCGATATTCCCTAAAAGCGTTGATCTTTCATTCCGCAAAGCTTCTAATTGAGCCTTGTTTTCAGTTTGAATCTCCGACTGAATCGTTCCTAAGCTTTCCCGAACGGAATCTATTTCAGCTTGAACCGCTTCTGCTGCACTCTTCTGAGCACCAGTAAGCTGTGCGTCTCGTGCGTCAAGATCGGCATTTATTTGTTCTTGAGTGGAATTAAGCGTTGCTCCCAGCTCACTAATTCTTGCGTCAATATCGCCGATCAAAGAGCCTTGCCGATCCTCCAGACTGCCAATAGCATCGGTTTGGGCCGCCCTTACTCTTTCTTCAGAAGCTGCCAAATCCGCAGCCGTCTGGTCAATATTCTGTTGGATTAAGTCGCTGATCCTCTGCTGCTCAGTAGTCAGCGCTGCTCGCTCGTCAATCCCTTGTTGGCGCAAAGCTGCCGTCTCGGTATCAACTCCAGTTTGTAGCTCAGCAATTCGATCTTCCAAAGTTTTAGTCAGACCAGACCGTTCAGCCGCTGCCGCTTCTTCTGCCGTCGATATGTCTTGTCTTAAAAGATCTCTGAGTGAGTCAATTTCACCTTGTCGAGCAGTAGCTGAAGCTTGATCCGCAGCTTTTTGCTCATCCATAATTTTTTGATACTGAGTAGAAAGAAGGTCTTCTGTGCTTGGTCCCTCAACCGTGACCTTGTTCATTGCGTAGGGATTAGGCGCTTCTCTTGAACCACGGTCATAAACCGGGCGCTGCATCAAATAATCTTGCAGAGAAGCGTAAGGACTCGCCGAGCTGCCGTACTCATCAACCGCTTGTTGCATATTGTCTGATACAGCCATTAGATCACCATTTCTTGCAAGACCAGTAACGAGGTGTCAATTTATCCTTCGCCGTTGAGCACTTGTGGCGAGCGCGAAAACTGGCTCTTCGTTCTGGTATGTTTTTTTTGATTGTCATGTTTGGATCGCCAAAACGAACCAATTTAATTTGATCTCCTTGACGCGCAAGAACCGCAAACTTCTTTTTACCGCCAGAAGTCCTTTTCGGTTTATTAAAACCGGAGAACGACTCGCCACGATAAGTGACTCTGCCGCTCTCGGTTCTTTTAGCGTCCTTCGTGGAGGCCATTAGGCGTACTCTTTGATCAGTTCCAAAATCACGGTGTAAGTATCAGTATTACCCGCTCCTATTGTTGTAAACAGAATGTCTCCTGTTACACCGGCACCAGCATTGTTTGGAATGCCGGTGAAATCAGAATAATCATGGAAACCATTGCTGTCGGGCGATAGGCCGATAATCAACGTGTTTGCGGTTGCATCACACAAAAGCTCAACGCCCATGCCGACACACTGCCACCAAATCTTAGCCACGGTTACTTTCGTGCAAGCTTTACCAGCAGAGTTAGCGGTCAAGGCTGAGACATCAACCTTGACCACGTTGGTCTCGCCAGTTCCGTCAGAGATATTTGTAAACTTCAAGACGGCTTTACGTTCGCCGTCTTGAATAGTTTGTGAAGTGACTGCATCAGCCATTATTACTCTCCTGAGTTATAGCGTTAAGCGTCAGCGAAAGGAGTAACAATCGTTCCAGAGCCTAGCAATAACGTGTTGTGTACCAAATAAGTAGCAGCGTCGATAGCAGTTACCTGAACAACACTACCCACAAGACCGCCTTTTGTGGATCCGTTTAGGGTCATAACATCGTTAGATGCCGCAGGAATAAATGCTTTCTTCGCGCCGTCATCTACAGCGACGATTACAGCGCCCTTGAACTTATCAGTGCCGTCAGTCTTGATGTCAAGATCGGTTGCTGCGGTTTCTACATAAAAGTAGAAAGAAGCGCCAATGTTATTTTCTTGATCAGGTGAGGTCGGATCGGTTGGTGTTACTGAAGAAATTGCAGGCAAAGTAAACTTGCCGTCAGCATCGTTTAATAAAATAATTTTACCAGCGTGAGCTGCAACGGTTAGTGTGGTGTCAGCAGATAAGCTAACACTGCTGTTTACACCGGCAGTAATAAAACCAGCTAAAGATTTAACGGGTCCAGAAAAAGTAGTTTGCGCCATTATATTCACCTCTTACGAAAGGATTCGCCCCATTGTCTTCGTAACGTCCGCTGAGCCGGTCAATAGGGCTAATTTATCTCAGGTCAATGACATTCTAGGTCAATATTGAGGCAAAAAAAAGGGGGCATTAGCCCCCTTCTTTCATTGTTTCATGTGAAACAATTAAGCGCCTTGACTTCCGTAGATGCCTCGCCAATCGGAGAATCCGAAAGAATAACGCTCTCGCGCTTTGTATCGAATGTTTCCGGTGGTGAAGTCTGGTTCCATAGAGGTTTCCATCGCTGTGCGTTGGAACATCTTGAGACCTTCGCCTTGGTCTGTGACCGAAGTTAACAGGAAGAAAGCATCTGGGTCGTTCAGATAGTGGTTAACAGTGTAACCACCGGGCAGAACGCCAGTGTTTCGGATCGCGTTAACGTCATTGTCAGCAGTCCCAGATCGCTTCTCAGAATTCAAAATTCTGTCCGCAACAAATACCAACTGTGGAGGAACGACTAACTTAGTCGCCTGAACCGAAATGGTCAGTCCTCGGTCATCAGTAAAGGTTGAGATATCAATCAAAGCGTCTTCGAGTGAAGTCTCGTTCAGGTCAGCCATCGTCGTAGCTCGGTTAGCAGCAGTGCCGCCACCAGCCAAAGGGTGAGAAGTGTTGATTAATGAAACACCGTCTCCGCCAGTAAAACTAGCAGAAAACGCATTGTTCAAAACATCAGCGCCTTTCACTTCCTTGGTGTTAGCCATTGATCGAGCCAGTGCTTTCACATATCGCTTACCGAGTGAGTCATACAAATTATCTTCGACTGCTTCATCGGTGAGCGCGAATGCCAAAGCAATCGTCTCGTGGGTGTAACGAGCTGAATAGCTTTCAGAAGCATTGTCAAAAACAACGCCTTGGCCTTCAGTCTTCGTGGGTGCTGAACCAAAACCAGTAATCAGAACCTCTTCTTCAAAAGCACGTTGAGAATCTTCGATTGCGTAGATCTCTTCGTACTCGCGGTCGTAGCTGTCATAGCTCATACCAAAGAGGCTGTTAAGGCCCGGCTCTAGCTCTTTCGCTAGTTGTGCGCGTGAAATTGCCATTAGTCAGTCTCCTTATGCTAAGCCAGCAGATTTAACACCGGCAATGTGGTTTTGGATAACCACAAGGACGTTGGTGTTAGCACTTGCTACGTCATCGTTATCGGGATCTTGAGAAATGTCCAGAGCTTTCAACGGCAAGGTTGTTGCAGTTGCGCCAGTGGTCACATCAAGTTCCACATTTGATCGGCCAGAAGCTGTATCACCAGTGGTGGCTTGGTCAACAATATCAAAATTGCCGAACAAATCCGCTACAGGGAAAGCTGCATCAGCTTGAACAGCAAAGACGGTCATGGGATCGTCTATGATGAAAGCAATGATGTCTGATGCCGCGATTGAACCGGGGTAGTAGTTAGAAAAAACCTGCTCACCGGATGTGGGGTCTGTGTATTGACACCCGTTAAAAACCCCGACTACGGGGACAGTGCTACTAGCTGCGGCTCGTTCGATACCGCCTCCGGTTACTTGCTTAACAAGATCTCCTTGGAAAATCTTGCCGCTCAAACCAGAAGCAATACGATATCGACTTTGGCCGCCAGAGTAGGGAGCACCACCCATCATACGGACGGGGCGTAAACCAAAGGCTGCGTCTTTGTTAGCCATTGTTTTTCTCCTTTAGACTTATCGTCTGCCAAATGTTACTGAGGAGTCTCGCTGAGGGTCATACTTAACGTAACGTGAATCGCTGCGGGTTTCGTTGAACATTGTGTTATCCAATGCGTCACGAGCCGCTTGGTTCTTATCGTTATAATAAGAGTTTCGCTCTTCAATCGTTTCGTTAGGAATTTTCGCCAGCAATAATCCCTCGTTGTAAATGACGCCAGCATGTCTTCCAGAATCCATTGTGGGAAGTTCCCACTCTGGAGGCAAGTCAGAACCTGTTACCAGTTCCCAACCTTCCCTTAACCTTCGACTTACGTTAGCTCGATCCTCTTGCCCTAACATGCTCTCTCGAATCCACCGATAGGTGTAACCGGGAGGTGAGGGCGGAGTTTCCAGCTTACGAACTGGTCGCCACGGTCTACGTCGAGCCTTTTTATCGTGCGTCTCGGAATCACGCGAAGCGCGGGTTTTAGCTGTGTCTGTCATTATCTTGCCTCCCTTTGAGCAATTTTTTGCTTTTCTGATGCTACACGTTTAAGCCAAGCTTCCTCGGACATATTGTGTGGCTTCAAACCACGGAGGCGCTGAAGTTCTGACTGAGTGAACTTAACACCACGCTTGTTGCTTCGTGTTTGTTGCCGACCAGCAGGGCTGGCGGAAGCGACTCTTTGCACGGCGGGTCTATCTTCCTGTTTATCGGCTTTCGGTTCTGACCTTAAATCAGGATAGATCCGAAAAACTCTTGTGTCCAACTCATTGTAATACTCTTCTGAATCTGGTTCAAACCCCTCATTAATCAGGTTGAAATGCGTAAAATACGCAAACTGAGTTGCCTGAAGGTTTTCCTCGTTCTCAGAATCACCGTACCACTGATTTTGATCGTGCCAAGATAAAGCCTCATTTGTAGGCTTGATCTCTTGCTGAGGCGCTTGCGCCTGATCTTGATAAGCTTGATAATTTTCTTGCTGAGGAGCGACTTGCTGCTCTGATGACTGAGTGTGCCTAGATTTGGCAACTCGAAGCTTTTCTTTCTGAATTGCAATGTCATTCTTTAGCGTATCAGCTTTTGATATTAGATCCGCATCACCAGAACGAATAGCCTTTCGATAAATATCGTCGATCTGGCTTTCTTTGCTTAGTAAAGCTTCTTCCTCTTTTTGAAGAACTGTGCTCTGCTGAACCACGGAATGTTGACGATAAGCGTTCAATTCCTGATCTTTTTGCATTGCTAATTGCTCAAGGTATTGAGCACGTTCTTCAGCTTGTTTGGTTTTTTGATTTAGCTTGTTAATCCGCTTGCTGACCGATTTGGTGTAGCGCTCAAGCTCGTCATCACTGTTGACTGCCCCGCCTTCTTGTTCTTCAGCCGGGTCTTCAACAATTTGAACTTCAATTTCTTCTTCTACCGCGTTTTGATTTTCTACACTCATCGCCAGCTACTCACTATGTCTTCAGGGTTTAGGATAGTGCCAATAACTTCGTCATCGTTTATGATGCGAACCTCATCACCATCGTCCAACTTGAAACGAGCGCCTGCGTAACGTCCAATAAGAACCCAGCTACCCTCGTCGCACCAAGGTTTGTCGCCAAATTTCTCGGTATCTGCATAACAAAGTGGTCCCTTTTTAACAACATAAGCAACGACTGTTGCTAATGATTCTCGGTCCACGGTTTCTTTTGTTAGATGAATGCCACCCTTACTCGTCCTTTTCCCAACATAGGGAATTACAAGCATCCGCCAACCAGACGGACTTGGCATACGATCCAACACGCTTTTGTCCAACAAGGAAGGATCTAAAACAAGATCATCCTTCTGAACGAAAGCCGATTCAATCGACGGTTTTGACACTAGCGCTCTCCTTTTGCGTAAAAATCTTGAATTGACTGTTCAACCAAGTTTAACGCAGTTAGCTCGCCTTGCAAACTTTTATAATGTTCCATATCTTTGAGCATACCTTCGCACAATGTTTCAACGATCAAACTTCTGCGATCAGCAATCATGCGCTTCAAAGATGAGGCTAGGTCAACATCGTCTCTCATACGCGCTCGTAATAATCTAAGCCGCGAGTAGCTGCACCAGTGCCGCGAGTACGCATCTTCTTAACCTTAACCTTGAGCTGGCCTTTAGAAACCGCTCCACCGTCTTTCATGCCTTTAGCTGTTTTCATGGCAATAGCAACAGCTTGGTCTTGTGGCTTACCTTCTTTTCTTAACATGCTTATATTCCTGCTAATGGTTTTTTTTCCGCTACCCTTCTTCAGAGGCATCGTCCTGCTCCTCAACAACCGATTTTTTCTTAAAAGAAACTTTTGTTTTTGCTTTGGGTTTAGGGCTTTCCTCGGCAGTCTCTGCAACAGCAGCCTTTGGCGCTTCAATTGAAACTGAAGCTTTTACTGGCGCAGATTCACCTCTTGCAATTCTTTCAACCTTGGCCTTAATTCTTGCCTCATTTGCGGCTTGCCTAAGCCCTTTCTCTTCTTCCATCTTTTCGACAACAGCTTTTTCGGCATCCCTCATAATTTTTTTGTAAGCCTTTAGCTCTTTTTGACGTTCTAAAATGTAACTCGTTGTCATCTGTAACCTCCGAATTTAGCCTGTAACTCAAGCAACTTTAACTCAGCTTGCTGCTCAAGTCTCTTCATGGCTATATCTAACTTGTCATCTGCTACGTCCTTCTGAACATCAATTCTTTGTTTCGATATTTCAGATTCAAGCAGCTTTTCTTGTTCTCGCTGAGCCTGTTTAGCATCAAATTGCTCTTGATCAGCAACTATCTCCTGTTCACGCAAATCAAGCTCTCTTTGCCTAATTTGGACTAGCGGGTCTTCTTCGTTGCCCTGACCAACTGACATTAAGAAATCTTGAGTCAATTGAGCCATGATCGGCGCTGAAAAACTTTCAGTAATCATTTGAATTTGACTTGCAACTTGTTGCTGTTGCTCTGGTGGAACCTGTTGCATTTGCTGTTCCATCTGCTGCATTTGCTGTTGAATCTCGGGAGGCATTTGCTCCTTTGCCATTTGGGTAGACATAAACTGCAAGTGCTGCATGCTATGAGCAATAATCAACGACTGCATTTGTGGGTTAGTTTTAACCACATCCGTAAGAAATAAAGACCTATGCGTGTCGATATGCGCTTGGTGGTTTTGTGGCTCAAAAGCCTGCTGTGGCTGACCTATCATCAAACCGCTGTTTTCGATACCAGCATCAACGGGTGCAGGAACCGGAGGTGGTGGTGGTGGCTGCAAAAGGCTGTCGATGTCATCTACGCCAAGAGCTGCGTACATTCTACGATAAGCCTCGTACATGCCTTGAGGCCCATGGATTTCTGGATTTGACTGCACAAGCTGCATCAGCTCTTGCGCCATCGTAATTCGTTGAGACTGGCTAAATATGTTGGGATCAGAAACCGGGATAACATCAACGCGGCCATCAAAGTCTGTTTGTTTTACTTGCTGATCGCCATTTGGCGTCTGGTACGGATACATCGGCGGCAAGTATTCAGCAAACACTTTGGCTAAAAGCTGAAACTCGATTCGCTGCGAATAATGCAATCGCTTGTGAATTGCGCTCATCACCTTGGTGCCGCGCTCTAACAAGGCAACCGTGGTACCAACCGGCATTGCTTGATTCATGTCGCCAACATTGGTGTCGGCAATTGAAGCAAATCTCTTGCCGGATTCAACCAACATTCCAAGTAATTGCATCAAGACATTTGAAGGCTCTTTGACAGGAAGCGGAATTAAATTTTCTCGCAACGACCCACCGGTTGTGTCAATATCTCGAAACTCTCCGGGCTGAAGCGGCTCATCCTCATCACGAATTCTCATCCCTCTTGCTTTAAAGCCGGAGGGTAAATTTGCGATGGTCCCGGCATCTATTAGTTGCCGCAGAATGGACGTTGAAGCCTTGGAGAGACCTCCGATCATGTGACTCAAACCAAGGCCATAAAACCCCAGTCCGGGCAAAAACTTGTACTGAACAAAGTAGTTAATTTTTTGTTTTAGCGGGTCTTGCTCAGCATAATTTCGACGGATTGCCAAAACCTGCTGACTTTGCTCGTCAATTGTGACGATATACGGGAGTTTTAATCCGGTTGGCTCTCCATCTGAGCCAACATCTTCATATCCGGGCAAATCCAAGATGGTATGAACCTCGTAAACCGTTCTATCCCGGTTTTCCGAATAATTCGGTGCCATACCCTCAATTTCATCAATTTCTTCTTCAATTTCGCTTCGGTTAGAAACGTAAGAGTCGCCTTTCAACTCAATATCCGCATAAAAACCGGTCAACTGCTGCTTGCGGATCTCGTTTTTGCTCATAGAGATCACATGAGTGACCCTTTCTGCCGACAAAATGTCAGAAGATTCGTAAGGGACCACGAGATCTTCAGGAGCAATAAACTTCGAGACAGCCCTGCTAAGTGCTTGGTCGTAATAAACCTTCTTGAAAGCAGATCCGGCGATAGGCAAGTAAAAAAGCAGCATATCTAGCTCTGGATCGTATTCTTTCATCACATTCATGATGTAAAAATTCATAAATCCAGAAACCCGCTGAGCCTGCATGTCTATTTCGGGGCTTCTTTTGCCGATAATTTCCGTTTTTACCGGTCCTTTGGCTGGGAGCAGCTCTTTGTATGCTTGAGCCTGAAATTGTGTAACCGACTCGGCTAAAATCGGGTGAATAACACCTGAAGATCCCTGAAATGGGGACGAACGCATTTCGTCAAACTTCATTCCCAAATATTTTAAACCGTCAACGTAGGTTTTTTCCCACTCGGATCGAGACTGCTTGTCTGATTCGATTGACTGCAAAACATCATCAGCAAGCTTTCCAATGTCGGACTTGTCGAGAAAATCAACTAGGTTTGAATCGAAAGGTATTTGCGGCGTTTCTGGAACCGCGTCAATTTCTTCATCGATTAAAATTTCTTCTTCATCGACCAATATTTGAGCGGCATCTCTGATCATGTCTTCACGAGAAGGTTCTGGTGCGACTTCAACCTCTCGGGAAAGAGGAATTACGTCTGGGTCATCCTGAGTGCCTAAAAGTCTTTCAACTGCCATTAGTAATACACCTTTCTGTCACGAGGCAGAAATCTAGCCTCGTCTTGATAATCATCTTCGAGCGTAACAAAACCGCCCTGCCTGAACCTCATTAGCGCCATTGTAGCAGAGTCGCAAAAGTCATCATGGTCGCCGTATGGGAAAGAAGCCATTTCCTCGATGACTTCCTCAGCAAACGTATCTTCTGACGCCCAAACCATCGCCGATTCAAATAACGGCGCGACACTGTTCATTCTTGCAATCTTATCCTGCCCCCGAGATGGTGTATAGGCCGTCACGGGGATGCCCATTCTTCGCAATTCTTGGGTTAGGGGGGTGCCGGATGCCTTGGCCTCAATTAACACGCAATCAGGATCCCAATACTTGTACTCATCCATCGCAATCTTTTTAAGCTCCGGGAAATCGACACGGAACCGCTTAGCGTCTAATAATATTATGCACTCAGGACCATCGATTTCTGGTGTGAAAACTGCCCAAGTTGTAATGGCTGAATAGTCAGCGGTCTCTTTCTTCGAGAACGCCGTATCGTAGGACTGAATTACATAAGAATAGGCTGGCACATAATCCTTCTCCCAGATCTCCCACCACTCACGTTTAACGATTGAGCCTTCTTCAGCGGTTGGATTCTGCATCCACTGGGAATTCCACTTGCCAATTGGCAAAGAAGCTTTAACGCTCAATAACTCTTCTTTCTTCCAGTATTCCGGCCACAAAGGTAATTCTGATTCTGGCATGATCGCTGGGAACTCGATCATCTCCCACTGATCAGCATGATCGTCACCTTGCTTTTTAATAACCTTGCCAACCAAGTCTTTAGTTGACCATCGCGTCATAACGATTACGATGATGCCTCCCGGCTGTAAACGCTGACGAGGACCAGAGGTATACCACTCGTAAACCGAATCCATTGCGGTTGGAGAAAGGGCGTCTTGCTCAGAAACAGGGTCATCGATAATTAACAGGTCAGCACCGCGACCAGTAATCGCGCCACCAACGCCCGAATAAAAAGATTCGCCACCCTCATTGGTGGTCCACCTACCGGCTGATTTGTTATCTGATTGAAGCTTCAGCTTCGGGAAGACTTCTTGATAATCTTCTGAGTCAATGATGTTCCTGACTCTTCGACCGAACCGGACCGCAAGCTCGGCGGTGTGTGTGGTCTGAATAATTTTTAAGTCACCGCGCCGACCCATCATCCATGCAGGAAAATAGGTGCTCGCAAATTCTGATTTAGTATGACGAGGTGGCAAACAAACGATCAACCGTTTTAGCTTGCCTTGAGCAATACGGTTAAACTTTTCACCTATTATTTTATGGTGCCTTCCTTCAACAAAATCAGGCCACATGTGCTTAACGAATTTTATAAAATCGTTTTGGCAGTCATCTTGCTTTTCAAGTTGATCGTATTTTTTCAAAAGCGCTATGGCTTCTGTTTTTTCGGCGTCCGATAAAATGTCAAAGTCTTTTAGCGCAAGCTCAGACATGGCTCCAATCTTCGTTTGTGAATAAAAGTGATTCCGCCTCCCTTCTGCGGATCAAACCATCCAAAACTTTTCCACCAGCTTTGTTCCATCTCTGCATTTCTGAAGGAACTTGATCAAACTGGCTATCGTTCAAGCGTTTTAGCATGGTCGAGGAACGAAGATTACTCGGACCGAGGTTGTATGTCCATGCGACCAGTGCATCAAATTCGTGTTGCTCAAGCGGCACTTTTACCGCTTCTTGAACATATCCTTCAAACTCTTCCAAATCTTCTTCAAGCATTCGGTCAGCATCTTCTTGAGTGCAAGCATCGCCTTCTTTAATACCTTGAGTGTGGCCATAACCAATCGTCCATACGTTTGCAGAACACTGATAAGCCTGAAGCTCACAGCCTTCAAATTTTTTAATTAATGATCGCCCTTCTTCGCTAGTCTTCATTAGTCATGCTTATGTGATGCGCCGTAGTAGAAACTTATAATAGATGAGACGATACCGCCCAGATAACCGAGCACAAGATTAACAATCCCGTCATCATTCATGGCAGGATCTTGTAGTGTGACTAGGGCAATGTATCCGCCAAAAAATAATACACACGCAACCGCAATAAATTTAGGCGTCCAGTCTCCTTTAAAAGCAAGCCTAGCGTTTTGTATATCCTCCGCCTCGAGTGCGAATACATCCACGTCTAACTTCTTCATCTGAACTTGGAAGTCGAGTTCAGCTTTTTTAATCTCTGCCAACTGCTCTGGGGTAGCCGCTTGTACTGCATTGGCAATACTTTTTTCATCGGGCTTGCATCCTAGTACGCTGGCGATTGTCTGTGCCGCAGCACCACCCAAAGGCCCACCAAGGGCTTGACCAAGGGTAGGCGCTACCGCACCGATTAATCCTTTGATTGCGTCAAATTTCATTGTGTTATTACCAACCCAACAATAGCTATTAACGAAGTAATCATAACGGGGTAGATACCCCAGATCATACGCTCTAATTTATCAAAGCGTTGTGACCCGGAGTCTAACCGTTCCTTAATAGACTCATACCGCAAAGCGCATTCAGCCTCATGAATCTCAATCTTCTTTAACGCTTTACTAGCATGAGTCTCAGCCATTAGTTCACCACTTCTGCTTCAGGTTCTTCAACCGCTTGAATTGAATCGCGCAGGGCGTTTTCACGAAAGCCTAATGCAACCTGTAAGTTAATGCTTTGCTGTTGAGCTGCTGCAATCTGATTCTGCAAATCACCAAGCTGCTTACGCAAATTAACCACTTCGACGTAGTGAACCTTGGAATCATTACCTAACTCGTTAACGTCATACTCCTGATCGTCAATGGTCAGGATTACTGGTTGCTGTTCTTGTTGTTCGCTCATAACTCCTCCTAGTTTTTAAATTAAGCGTTACTTTATTGTGCCACTTTTTTCAAGCTCGTTCACCTTCGACTCAAGATAACCTAACCTAATCTCTTGAGCATGGTTAGTACGGATCGCCTCCTGAACTTCTTGTGGTGGTGCCCAGTTGTTACGGAAGCTAGTGTTTAGATCAACCACCTTCTGCAACGCATCGATCTGACTGTTCTGAAGCAAATCATCGGGCAACGCACCCAACTCCCCACGCGGCCATTTGATGCGAAACTCGCTGTTCATCTGTATATCGACTTCAAGAATGGTTAGCTGTCGCTCTAACACCGATATACGGTTAGTCACTTCTGTATAACCAATTACCGCGATGGCAACCCCTGCGATGATGGCGATCAAGTTGCGTAACGGTATTTCGATCTTGGTTTCGTCCGATATTTGAGCGGCCACTATTTTTTCCTGTCATTCCACAGCTCAAACAGTGTTCGGATCTTCTCCTTAATCTGCTCGATATCAGCGTGCATCTTAGCGAGCACGATAACCAAAGTTACGAATCCCAAGGCGATAGGCCATATAGCCCCAATAGCGTCTAGCACATCCATAACTTTGGTTGCTCACTACCGTCTAAGAAGCGGTGTAGCCATTACCTGCGCTGATAGCTGCATTGACTGCGGTCATGTCTTCATCGCCCCAGTCATCTTTAGCAACCATAAGCTCAAGGTGCTCAGTGTTGCGGTCAACACAGTCTTGACGGTCTGCGGCATCATCATCAGCCATTTGTTCGCCAGCGATAATCGCGTTGATTAGGTCTACACTGTGGCCCATAGCCGTGTAGTCCTGTGCTAGTTGTTCGGTAGTACGGTCTTCCATTGTTTATCTCCTGTCAGGATTCTAGTGCCTCAATACGGGCGGTTAGTGCTGCGTTTTGTGCAGATAGTTCTTGGATGGCTTTGACAAGAACGGGAATCAAGGCAGCTTCCGCTACTTCTTGTGAACCATCATCTCTTTCGTCCCAAAGTTTAAAGCCGTCTTTAATACTGTCATCTGCATCTATAGCTGCTTTAACTTCTTGGGCTATAAAGCCGTGTTGAGTTTGCGAGCTTTTAAAGGCTTCGGTTGAGCCTTCTTCGTAAGCCCTAAAAGATTCAGGCAATTCGCCTTTGTTTTTGTAGTTAAAGGTTCTGGGACGCAATGCGTTAATTAATGACAAGCCAGCTTCAGAATCTACAATGTCTTTCTTGTAACGTTCATCAGATACAGTTGCCCATGTTACATTACCGTGTGCAGCTCTGATGTCGTCAGTGCCTGAGCCAAGAGTTGTATATCCTGCCGCTCCTGCAACATTATATCCTAAGACCATTGCTCCATCTGCATCAGCCGCAGTAGCTCTTGAGTATGCACCTACTATTACGTTTCTTAAGCCTGTAGTATTTAGGACGTTATAATTAGCCGCGGCAAAACCCAGAAACGTGTTGCTGTGACCTGTAGTAGTGTCGCCACCTGCATGTTGCCCCACCATTGTGTTGCTGTGGCCTGTAGTGTTATCTTCACCAGCAAGACCACCAATGAGGGTGTTGTTAACGCCTGTGGTTACTCGTTTTCCTGCTTGGTCTCCTACTGCTGTATTGTAAGCATTTGTAGCTGACGTAAAGTTTTGAGTGCTAAGAGCCTCATTACCTATTGCAACAGAGGCACTTCCTTGTGTGTCCGTTGTTAGCGCTGCATAACCTAACGCTACGTTGTGGGTTCCTGTAGTAAGTGCATCCGCTGCTAGACCACCAATGATGGTATTTTGAACGCCTGTGGTTATATCATTACCTGCGGAGTACCCAACTGCTACATTGTACGTATCAGTGGCTGAGGTGAAGTTCTGCGCGGATAAGGTGGCAGTACCAATTGCTACACTTCTGCTTCCTAAAGTATCTGAAGCTAAAGCACTAACTCCTACAGCGACATTGTAATCAGCATCAGTTAAAGCATCTCCCGCAACCCCACCTATGAGCGTATTTTGAATGCCGGTAGTGACTGATAACCCAGCACTAGTACCTACGGCAGTGTTATAACTTCCCGTAGTATGCTCAAACAAAGCGCGATACCCGATTCCAACACTACTTGTCCCAGTGGTATTATCGTAAAGCGCCTGATAACCTATTGCTATGTTGTTACTAGCGGTAGTGTTTGCCCTTAGAGCGTTTTGACCTAATGCGGTATTGCCAGCACCTGTTGTGTTTGAGCCTAAAGCACTTAAACCAACGGCTGTATTGTTAGCTGCTGTTGTGTTGGCGGCTAAGGAACTATCGCCTAAAGCTGTGTTGTATGAGCCTGTAGTATTAGATGCTAAAGCGCCTTGCCCGAAGGCAACATTCTGTGCGCCTGTGGTAATAGCGCCGCCTGCATTTACGCCTACTAAACTATTGTAAGAGCCAGTAGTAATCGCATCACCAGCAAGACCACCGATGAGGGTGTTTTGAACGCCTGTGGTTACATACCTACCTGCTTGCGATCCTACTGCTGTGTTGTAGGCATTAGCCGAACTGCTTTGATTTTGATTTTGCAATGCCCCCCAACCGACTGCAACGGACTGCTCGCCTTTTGTCTCAGTGCTAAGAGCTAAGTAACCGACTGCTACGTTTGCGGAGGCGGTGTTAACGGCATCACCTGCAAGACCACCGATGATTGTATTTTGAACGCCTGTGGTTACTGCTTCACCAGCAGCATGTCCCACTGCAACATTGTAGGTTTCAACGGCGCTAGTGTTGGCCTGAAAGCGCAACGCAGAAAAACCAACGGCAACGCTTCTACTGCCTAAAGTGTCCGTGGTTAAAGCTTGGTATCCGACTGCAACATTGGCATCAGCATCAGTAAGCGCATCCCCTGCAAGACCACCGATGAGCGTATTTTGAACGCCGGTGGTGACTGCGGCTCCTGCGGCGTGACCAACTGCCACATTGTAAGTATCAGTCGCCGAAGTAAAGTTTTGAACATTAAGAGCAGAATCACCTATTGCAACGCTCTTGCTTCCCAAAGTATCGCTAGTTAAGGCTGCTCTCCCAATAGCTACGTTATTGTCAGCATCTGTAAGAGCATCACCAGCTAGACCGCCTATGAGCGTATTGTGAATGCCTGTGGTGACTGATGTGCCTGCTTGTGAGCCAACAGCCGTATTGTAAGCATCAGTAGCTGACGTGAAGTTTTGACTACGTAGAGCAAAATCACCAAGAGCTACGCTATGGCTTCCTTGTGTATCAGAACTTAACGAACCATTACCTACAGCTACATTCTGATTGCCCACAGTAAGAGCATCACCTGAAACTGACCCTATGAGAGTATTTTTAATGCCCGTGGTTACTGATAGCCCTGCATGATAACCCACGGCAGTATGGTTAGTACCTGTGGTGTTTGCGGTTAAAGCACCTGTACCAACTGCTGTATTATTACTTGCAGTATTTGCAAATAAAGCACCTTTTCCAAGTGCTGTATTATCAGCACCTGTAATGTTTGATGACAAAGCTGCATAACCTAAAGCAGTATTTTGAGATGCTGTAGTGTTAGCATCAAGGGCTAAAGAACCTACTGCTACATTATATTGACCTGTGGTGTTTACATTTAAAGCTGACCTACCAACTGCTGTGTTGTAAGATGCTGTGGTGTTAAATGCTAAAGCCCTATTACCTATCGCCACATTATTAGAACCTGTAGTATTATCAAATAGTGCATGATAGCCTACAGCATCATTATCTACACCTGTGGTGTTGTTACCTAAAGCTCCACCACCAAAAGCGTTATTTTCGTCCCCTGTTGTGTTGTCTGCTAAAGCTTGATAACCAACTGCTGTGTTGTTAGATGCAGTTGTATTAGCCCTCAAGGCATCTTTACCAATTCCTGTATTGTTAGCACCTGTTGTATTAGTTAATAATGAACCACTGCCAAAAGCAGAATTATTAGATGCTGTCGTAGTATTTGCTGCTGCACCATCACCAACTGCTGTGTTAAAAGAACCTGTAGTTAAATCAGTAAGCGATTCGCTACCAACAGCAACATTATAGTTACCTGTGGTAAGTGCATCTAAAGAAATTCTACCTACAGCTACGTTAGCAGAACCTTCAGTATTTGCTGTTAAGGCATTAGCACCTACTGCTACGTTATATTGACCTGTGGTGTTTGCAGTAAGCGCGGAAGAACCAATCGCTACGTTTGCCCCGCCACTTAACGATCCGTCATCCAGTGCCTGATTACCCAGCGCAACGTTGTTTGCACCAACAGGGTAGTTCCCATCCAGCTTAATTGATCCGCTGTCTACTGAAAATTCACCAGCTACGGTAAGCCCGTCTGTGACAGCAGTTCCCGTTACGTCGATGCCTGTGGCTGTGGTGGCTAGTTTTTGGTTATTGTTGTGATACAGCTTGACATCATCGTCGTCATTAAAAACGGCAAAAACTTCGTTAAAACCTCTGTCCGCAAAGATAATCCTGTCATCGGACTCCATGCGAATTTCGCCAGTGGCGTTGCCGTTACGAATTAAGCCATCTGTGCCGTTGCTTAAAATCTCAAGGTCAGAGCCAGCGCCGAAGATGGCTTTGGCATTGTCAGGCATAGTGATGCCGTTAGTATGGACAGTAGCGGCAGTTGTAGTCAGTACGCCTGTGACAAGCGCAGTACCTGACACATCAAGGTTGCCATTCAAGTCAACTGTAGTCGCAGCAATTTGAATTTCAGTGTCTGCAACGAGATCTAACTGACCGTCTGCGCTTGAGTTGATGTAGATCGCTGAGTCGCGGAACTGAATCTTTTGGTCGGTGGTGGTCGTATTGCCAGCCGTTAAAACCTCAGCCAACGTATCCGTCACACCGGGATCAACAAGCGCCATCGCGTCAACAACTGCGGCACCAGCCCCTGCTCCGTCGAGATAAACAACCGCCGTCTTGCCCGTGGCAATTGTGACGTTCGCGCCTGAGCCTTGAGAAATTGCAATCGATTGAGAACCAGATGTTGCGTTCTCGATGAACATGACGCGGGAAAGGGTGTTTGGTGCAATCGTTAACGTGCGGGTCGTTGTCAGACTTACCGCTGAAGTAATCTTGTAATACATTGCTCGCGCTGGGTCTGATACCCCATCGGCAACCGTGGTCGTTGCGTCAGCATCGCTGCCAAAAGCTTGCTGAGTCGCGTAACCTAACGCCTCGCCGATTAGCTCTAAGTTAGTATTGGTGGTTGTACCCCAAGTACCGGAGCCTTCCCCAGTCGCAAGTTCTGTCAATCTTAAATCGTTAACGTAGGTTGCCATTTCAAACCCTCATGCTTATGCTGCATCTCTCCCAGCCGCTATGGGCGCGTAACCGGGTGTTTGTGTTGTATCAATCTCTGAATATCCTGCGGATTGACTTGTATCAATATCAATATAGTTGGGATCTTGCCCCGGAACTATCTCTCCCCAAACCAAGGGGGTTCCTAAACTGATTGTAACCGATTGTCCAGTTAAAGAAACTACCGAACCAGCAACAGTTGTCACATCGCCAAGCGCTGAATTGATCTGCTGGCCGGTTAAAAATACATTGTTAACCGTCCTAACGGTAGCGGTTCCGAGGGCGGAAGTGATCTGCTGGCCGGTTAGCGCTACATTTGCTTCAGCGTCAACGATCAGAGATCCAAGACCAGATGTTGTTTGAACGCCTGATGGCTGAACAATCGCCCTTGCGACGATCTGAATTGAACCAACCGCTGAAGTAATCTGCTGACCGGTAGGCGTGACATTTGCCTCAGCGTCTACGCTTAAAGCGCCAAGCCCACTGGCAATACCTTGCCCGGTAAGTGTGACATTCGCTTCGGCATCGACCGCTGGCGAACCTAGCCCAGAATTAATCTGCAAGCCGGTAAGCTGAACCACCGCCCCAGCAACAACGGTCATAGACCCGACCGCCGAAGTTGTTTGCTGGCCCGTTACCGGAACATTAATGTAAAGAGGGGTTCCCCAAGCACCTAAACCCCAAGTGCCGCGACCCCATCCTTCCTGCATGTCAGTCGCCTATCAATTGACTCTCGGCATCCTTGAGATGAGCAACCGCAGTTGTCATGATGTCACGCACAGCGTCCGTCATGAAATCTTGCTCAAGCGAGGCTTCGAGTTTGGCGATGGCCAGTTGTATATCCTGTAAAGCAGTCATAACTACTCCTAAGTGAATGCCCATCTTAATCCTTTATGCTGCGCTTGATAAGCCTTGATATTTACGATCTAAAATACGCCGAACCTTGGTCCCGTACATATTCTGACCCTTGTACAAGCTATTGATCTGCTTGGCGATACTGTTTGGAGCAAGACCTCGGGCGCGGAGGCGATGAATCGACTTCAGCACCTTTTGCTCTTCTGGATGCTCAACCAAGCGCTTGCGCGTCTTGTTACCAATCTTCACAGGTTCGGCAATATATCCGAACGGGACGGATCCACCGATAAAGAATCCGCGAGCCGCCCAATCGACCTTACCCTCGCCAAATCGATCCTTGATGTTGGCATGCTCAATCTCAGCAACCGCTGATAATACCATCAGCATGATCTTGTTTGCCATGTCGGACATATCAAACCGCGACTTCAAACCCTTCTCGTCTGCAAATTTAGGGTAAACAATCGGCATATCTCCGAACTGCTCACAGAAAAACAACGTGATGTTGGTCTCTTGCAGAACCGGAATCATCGATAGTAAATCGGAAGTTGATCGAGACAATCTATCAAGTCGAGTGCAGACAATAACGTCAGATTCGTCCATCACATCAGTCATGGCGCGAGATCCGGGGCGCTCAAGAATATCGACTGTGCCGCTTACGCCATCGTCAATAAACCACTTATCGACCGGGCGATTGTATTTATTCTTAACGAACTCGCTGATCAAAGACTGCTGGGTCTCGATAGAAACGCCAGACTTCGACTGCTCTTTGGTTGATACCCGGCAATAGCCATAAATCATGTTGATCTGGGTGATAGGTCTAATCACTTGATTCCTCCCTTGTAACCGTAGTTAGCCATCTCTTCGTGCAACCGCCTCCAGTCAATATCGAGCGGTTTACGACCAAGAGCGCGGTCAGCAAACATGACCCTGCCATCCTTTACCAGCTCGACGGCTCGATACATTTTGGGTACACCGTCATACACAATCTCTATATCATGAAGCTTACAGGTGCGGCGGACGCGGTTGTAATACACTTTCTTTTCTTGGGCGCTCATTTTTACTCCTCGGTTAATATGAACGCATTAGAGCATAGAAAGAGTCTATGTGCAAACAGTTGCACACAAACACGGCAAGAGGTACAATCCATGAGCAAGATCATTATTGAGCTTGATAAAGAAGAAGCAGAAGTTGTTTTGGAAAACCACGGGCAGATCGTTGATCTACTCGAAAAGATACTAGCGGAGACCAAGAAGAATGGAAAAATACTTCGAGACAATAAGCCGAACAATGTTTCATGTGAAACATAAGTCTTTGAGTCAACAGAAGAAAGCAGTTAGGCAGGCTATGCGGAGAGAACATAACGCAGGCCCAGAATCAAACTACCTATTCAAACTTTGGAGAGAAGAAAATGAACGACATGTATGAGCTGGAAGAGTACCACCACGATGGCAAGATCGGCGCTTTCATCAAGACCCGGCAGTGCGGAGAAGAACTCTTTGACGAAGTTATTGAACCACGGATCAGAAAGTTAGAAGACAACGGCGCTTACTTCCACCTATACCGCAAGTGCGGGGATCTGCGGGAGGTTATTCTCTAAAGAACCACATCAGAGGCACTAATCGCCGCTTCTTGCTCTCGTTCTGGCAGTTTATTAAACAACATTTCTGCAAGCTGATAAGCAGGAATGCCAAGCTTCTGAGCAATGAGCGGCAACATATTCAAACCGCGCTCGTCCATAATCGGGCCTTCCATCGCATATTCTGCAATCGGAGCAATCGTCTCTCCAATACCCTGCATGATCTCTTGGCCGACCACTTGGGCCTCTGGGCCAGCATCGTACAAACCACCAACAAAATCAGAAACACCCTCGCGAGTATCTCGAATACTCTCAGCAGTTGCGGGTACGGGAGATCTAAACCCTCTCAGGTACTCACCAACTCCCGCTGCCCCGCCAAGTATCGCGCCGCCAATTTCGCTCAAAGCTCCTAAGCCTAGCTGGCCTGCTAGGGATGCTACGCCGGGAGATTCTTTCTTGGGAGCAGCTTTGTAGGCAACGTCATCCGGCATTCTTCTTGATTTTACGCCCAAGCCGCCTGCTTCTGCGTCTTCTGAAGAAAGAACTGCTGTGGCTCCTAAGCCTGTGATCCCTGCGCCAAGAGCTTTAGGGGACTTGTCATTAAATCCTAGTCCGTCAAGTCCTTCTGATTTTTTTCTTCCTTTTGAATCTGGAGCTTTATATTTTCTATAGTACGGAAGAGACTGACCCTCCCACTGGCGGAACCTCTCCTGCGCCGGTTTGAAGCCGTAAAACTCTTGTCTGAGAGCGTCAGGATCTCTAGCTGCCTTTCCATATTGTCCAAGGTAGTCTTGAGTGTCTGCAAGCGACTTGACGTTAACGTCAAAATAGGCTGGCGTGGCTGCTTTAACCTGTCCGAACTCTTCCTCAAGATTTCTTCCGAGCGTTTCAAATTGTCCATAAGATCTCTCTACCGTGTCTTTGTACTCATCTGTAGACATTGTAGCATACTTTTTAGAATCTCCACTAAACTGAGGAATATCTAAAACTCTTAACCCAATAACGCTATTCGCATTTCTCGGGTCAACGATCATTGTGTAGGCAGGGACATCGTTTTTTATCAAGTAATCGCTGATATCTTGAATCAAGTCTGAGTCAGCACGCTTTGGTCCGTCAAAAAATATTTCAGAACCTACCGTGAACATTTCTGGTTTTGATGCGCCTAAATCATCTTTAATCCTTCTCGCAACAAACCATGAGTCTTGGGCATCTTCTGCCGCTTGAACCGCCGCTAAATCAAGCGTCTCTACTGGTATAAAGTCTCGCTTGCTAACGATATCGATGTCCAAGGCGGTTTCCGGGCTTCCCAAGTAAGCACCGCTGGTAGGTAGTCCTTTGTAGGTAACCACATCAGGGTCTGTGTTAGCCGGTCTTAAAATGTTCGACATACTCTCAAGCATCTGACCAGAGGACGGCACAAAATCTTTACCTTGAGTATCCATGCTTTGTTCTCGGCTAAGACCGAGAAACATTGACTCAACAGGGTCGGCATCAAGCATCTGCTCAAAAGAACCTCCTTCGCCTGCCTTCGAGGTCCACCCTTTTTTTGTCCAAAGGTCTTTTTCAGCAAACCACTGAAGCGCCTGAACATCCCTTGGCTCAAGCGGGTAAAGAGGACTATTAGGATCAAGGAACTGATTAATTTTGTCAGTAGCATCCCTAATAACAGCTTGACCAAAACCAAATTCTAAATTGCTAACAAAATTGTCAGGATCAACGACCTTGCCCGTAACGCCTTGTTCCGCAGAAGATGGTATAGGTTTTCTTCCGCTATGCTTCCTAAGGTTTCGCGCAGACCAAACGTCGATAGTTGCCTCTTGGCTGTCACCAACCAAGTTTCCTGCGAAATTTTTTGCCTTAGGGGCGCTGCCAGCTCTTCTGATTCTAAACTTGTCAGCCAAAGCAACCATGGCGTTGTAAGAATTAATGCCAAATTGTTTACCGTTTCGCTGCCTAATAATGTTCCTCTGGTCCCGCAGCTCTTCCCCGATTTTTTTAGATTCATTGATCAAGGCTGTGTAATTGGGGTCTGCTTTGATATCTTTTACTTTTCGACCAGTTGCTCTTTCGGCTTTTAAAAATGCCTCAGCTTGGTCTTCCAGCGCATAACGAGCGTCAAGGGAGTCGGCGAAACCCTCCATAAGCTCGTCAAATTCGCCCCGAGCGAAGCCGTCGAGTATGTCTTTCGTGAATCTAAAATTAGTTGCCACAGGTGTGTTAGGACTGGTAGCGCCAAGCAGATCGCCTACCATTTCAGAAAAAGAACCATACTCGTTACGCAAGCGTCTTTCGACGTTTTTATACCAACCGGCGTTGTTGATTACGTTTCTTGCGGCCAAGTCATCGGGGTTCTCAGCCCTTTTAAAATAATCGATAATCTCGTCAGCAACACCATCAGATATTTTCTTAAACTGGGCTGAACCCGGCTCAACCTGCTTTCCTGTCTTCGGGTCGATATTGTAAGCATAAGGCATCGCCTTAAACTTTAGCTCAACCTTGTTGTCTTCAGTCAGGTTTGCGCCAGTGATTTTAGGCTGCGCCCAGTCTGCGTTCGGATGTCTTTTCTTCCAGTCACGAGCGACATTCATTGCCAACTCTGAGTCGCCGCCCAACAAAGATTCTTCAATTGCGGCCTTTTCTTGAGGTGAAAGAGAAGCCCTCTTCGCCATATTCCTAGTGCCGCGATTAAATTGAGCAGGGGCTTTCTCGGCAAGATCAACCCCCTCCCTTGCTATTTTTAAACCAAGATCATACATCCCGGCTTCGGCATCTTCGCTTTGAATCATCATGTAAGCGGCAGGAATAGAAATACCGTATTTTTTGCTGATTTCTATGATCCGAGGGTCAAATACAACGTAATTATTAGAGCGTTTGTCCTTCGGCTTGTGCCGGGTGAATGCGTCAGCGTACTTGATCCCCTTAACCCCTAAATCTTCCAGCGCCTCAGCCGCATACTCTTGACCGTCCTGCTCAAGCCAACGAACCAGATCAGCGCCGGTAGGGTTCTCGCCCCTAGCGCCTGCAATATCGTAAACACCCTCTTCAGCATACGGCCACCAATCAGCGCTCTTGAGCTTGTCCATGACCTTCTTCGGCTGCTCATCGATTAACTCGTCCCACTCGATAAGCTCATCAGGATCGGCGTCGATGTTGACTTTGTACATGCGGCCAGTAACTTCTCCTGACGGTATTACTTTGCCATCTTGAGTAATTAAGTAACCAGATCCGTCTGAAAATTCGTACCTTACGTTTCCATTAACATCCGCTGAGGTTTCCACAGCGTCATCAGAAATCGTCTCAATAACGTCATCCAAGGTGGTGTTGTTAAAGTTTTCGTATCCAGAAAGCCCATACTCTTGCTCATAGCTGTTGGCGATGCTGTCCTCGGGGGCAGGCGTTGTCCCATCCTTTCTGAGCTTAGTTAAAGAATCTCGGTAACCCCTAGCAACATCCTCAGACTCAGCAAAATACAAGCCCTGACCATAAGCCTGAGCGCCTTCGCCAGTTCCGATAGCTTCGGTTTTAAACTCATCAAAGTCGTAGGGGGAACCATGGTAAGCCTCGATACCGGCTTTTCGACCGCTGTCAATAATTGCCTTTAAGATTTCGCCCTTAGCGCTCATATCAGGTCTCGGTCAGTCTTTCGTAGTGGTCCCAGTTCTTACGCATAATAACCAGCCAGTCATCAAAAGTCATCACGGCGGTCAGGCTGTTGTCCTTTGGTAGCGCGGGGTTGATGGCGTACAGCGGGATGCAGACGCGAGACTGCTTGTTGTTAAATTTGTAGATGAGAACCGGGATGTCATTGCCACAGGCGGCGGTGACCTGCTTCCACCACTCGGGCTTCCACCACCAACCCTCCTTGTACGCTTTGCACTCAATCGCGTGGTGCGGGATCTGGATGTCGCATAGGTCAGCGGTTTGATATTGGTCGAGGTTCCGCTTGCAGGTAATGTCAAAACCGCAGCCCGAAAAAAACGTGTTCAGCTTCTTCACGATGTCGCGCTCGTAAGATGCTCCCTTGCTGCGAGAATCAACCATTAATCAAAGTCTCAAAAGTTTGGGCAATTTTGTTGCAAATAGGGGTACCTTGCAAGAGAATCTAAAACAGGGGGTACCCCTACTCCTCCGGGCAAAAATGACCCCTTATGTTTTTTGCTCACCTCAAGGGGTACCCTCTTTTCGTTGAAATAATTTTTTACACCTTATGTACCAAACTCAGCTATAGCTATCCGCCATCGCTCAGCCGCGAAAAAGGGGGGTGCCACCGTCCAAATCAAGGCTGACTGAGGCTCAAAAATCCGATCCATAGGGGTCCAAGATTTTACCTCGAACGCCCGGCACAGGCGATCTGAGCGCCTCTGGTGAGGGTTGATCAGTGATGGCCGTGGTTCTGACCGACTCTGACGCCGCCTGTGAGCACACCCGTTCAAACCAGAACAGTTGAACTGGTAGCTCAGGTTATGAGGTTTGGCTCGCAAGCCATTGATATCAAAGGATTTAGCGGAGGGAGGGCGGGAAGAGCTGATTTAGCCAGCGAGGGCGGGCCAGAGAGAAAGAGAGGCCTCTTTCTCGGTTATTCTTTTCGTTCACCAATTACGGGTGATTCATTCCTCAAATCTATAGGTCGTTATCCTTCATCTCGTCCTGCATCCCCAGCAGCTCGTTCAACCGTGATTTGATGTCAGCCTTCGTCATGCTGTCGAGGTTGGCGTTGATGTTTAGGTTTTGGCTGCGCTGTATCGTCAAGCCTGCGAGCTGGTTCAACTCCTTCACCGCGCTTACAGCGGCGTTGTAAGCCCCGTTCTCGAAGCTGGTCTCAGCTATCTTCCACAGCATACTTCCAGTCTTCTCTGGCGTGATAGCGAACTTCTGACGCAGCTCTTCTTGCTCCGCCCGGATTGCCTTAACCACGTTCGGATGGTCGCGCCCATTCATCAGCTTGCTTGCGCTCATCGCCGGGAAGCTGAAGCCTGCCTTCCTCGCCGCCTCCGTCTGGCCGCACCCGCCTTGCGTGTAATGCCAGACGAAAGCCGTCTGCATTTCGGTCAGCCCGAAGTCGCTGTCCGCAACGAATTGCTGTGGCACTTCCACCAACTGTGGTCGTTCCTTTTTAGGTCTGCCTCGCTCCGCCATCGTCCCTCCATCTGATTGAATATCTGCCGCGCCCCAGCTTCCAGCTCCTGCGCGAGACCGTAAGCGTCACGCTCTGCGTTGTTCAACTGCCGCCACCTTCGGTAGTTCTCCTCGCGTGTTTGCTCGAAGTCCCACTCAAACTTGTAGTCTACCATGATCAGTCTCCTGACTAGCCAGTGTGTCAAGTGTAGTGTATAGCCATCCACCTTCTTACGTTTATGCACTATGTAAATACTACGTTACGCTATTTACATGGTCATACTATTAAAGATCTTATATATAATACCCTATACACACTATAGTAATAACACCAACGATAACAAGACCTTACCCAATATTTAATATAGGGTATAGGGTGGCATTTTTTTTACCTCACAGTCATCATGATAGATTTAACCATTTACATGAACGCCCACCGGCCCGTGTATGAGTGTGGTTCCCACACTCGGGCATCTAGTCCCACCCCTTCGGGGAAAAACCAAATGAGTCTGATTTCTCCTCTTCGATGGCGGTGTATGCTAGGTCGTAGATCTTTTTGCCGCTGCTCCTTCGCGGTTCTTTGCCATGCTCTGACAGGATCCTTGCCGCATCTTTGAAGTCTGCCATGCGCGGATTGTTGACACCCAGATCTCTCAGCAGCTTGGTCATCTGCACTGGCTTGGTGTTGTCCGATTGGAAGTCAACGTGTTCGAGTATGAGATCCTCGACGCTGGATTGGGTACGGTAAAGCTCGTTGCTCTCTTGCAACTGCGCTCGCTCATCTGGACTGAGGAACCAGTTCTTCTTGCCAGCGATATACATCGTCTCCTTCACCTCCGCCCAGAGCTGCTGCATATCGACGCCATGGTTCACATCAATACCATTGACCGGTATCACCCAGAACCTTCGGTTGCCGCTGGTGTCCGTCAGAAACTCTCGTGCGTTGACGCTGGCATAGAACGCTGTCCTCCTCTGGTAGGTGGTGAAGGCGCGGTCGTAGGGTAGCCGCAGCTCGTCAGTCTTCTTAGTAACAAACGCCTTGAGCTGGTCGATGTCCGACTTCTTGAAGGTGCTCTCGATCTCTCCCAGCTCGACGATCCAGTGGCTCACCGCTTGCTTCACGCTGTCCTTATCGCTTGGGTTGAGCGTTGCGCCTTCAAGCAACCATCCCTCGTCATAGTTGGCTAAGCGCTTGAACCAGAGCGTCTTGCCCAGTCCTTGCGCCCCTTGAAAGACCAGTATGCCTTCCAACTCAACCCCATTCGGTTCACACGCCGCCGCCACACAACTGATCAACCACTTCCGCATCAGCATCTCTTTCAGCACTTGGTTGGGGCTTGTGATGCTATCTAGGAACGCCTGTAGCCTGCTCTGGCCGTCCCATGGCTTTGATTCCATCCAATCCCTTACCGGGTTGTATTCAACCGCCAGCAGCTTGAGATAATCCCTGACCTTGGTGTGGGGTATGCCCATTTGTATACATCGATCTTCGATCTCGATCAGCGCCGCCTCTTCTTGCATGTCTTGGATAAAGTTTGAGTCCGGCACGAAGATCTCCATGCGCTTCTTGATGACGTTGTAGGCGCACTTGATGCCGTTCAGGATCATCACGCCTTCGACGTTGCCTTTGGTGTTGAGGTATTTGCCCCGCTCGCTACGGTTAAAATCAAACTCCGCTGGCACCGTCACCGGCTTCAATTTCGGGATCAGCTCACCCTCAACCGCGTGGTCGTTGTAGTCTCCCAAGCTTTCCGGTATGAGCACCTCGCTTTCAGCGCCCCGGCTTCGCACAGCTTGGCTCGCCTCGACAGCCTTGATCTCTCCCGTCTTAGATTCGTCCGCATCTGCGATGAAGATATGCTTCGCCTTGGGGAAATAGTCCGAGATCGTCTCGCCTACCGGCTTCAGATTGCCTGCGTCAAAGCACACAATCACCGGCTGCGCCATGTCTTGAAAATAACTCGCCGCTGTCGCATATCCTTCGGCGTAATTGATGACCTTGGCATCTTGCAGCATGTGCTCGCCGAGAATAAAAAAACTTCCCTTCTTCTTAGTGCCTGTGAGAAATTTTTTGCCGCCGTCATCATCGATGTATTCCAGCCCGACGATCTCAAGCTGCGCGTCCAGCAAGGGTATTATCAGTCTGCCGTCTTCATGCTGCCTGAGACCGTGGGAGAGCACTTGCTTTCGCTCTAAGTATGGGTGCTTCTCAACCGGCAAGGCCTTTTCCCAGATCGTCTGTGCAATCTTCGCCGCCTTCGTTTGCCTGTTGAACATCTCAACCTTTGCCTCTGCCTGCAAGCGCTTGATCTCTTCCTTCTCTTCGTCAGTCATCTCGTAACGTGCGCCATTGAAGGGTCGCCATTGCGCTGTCGGTTCAACGTGATCGATCCGGTAATCTCCGCATCTCCCGTATGGCACACTCTGGTTTAACCATAGCTGATACCAGCCGGTGAGCTTGCGCTTGCCGTCAACTTCCATGTAAGCCCGGCCAATTGTGCCGTCTATTTTTAACCCTGTCTTGGGGTCAACGGTCATGCCGTTGCTGAGGAGAAAGTTTTCAAATTCGCTTTTAATGTCCACCGAGAAAGGTGTACTTTGGTTTTTTGTCGGTCTCGATACCTTTATTGCCATGGGTCTTTTTCCACTTGCTTTTCATTTAGAGGTGTGTACCATAGTGCAAACATTTACACAACACAAGGGAAAGCAACATGGCAATAACAGCAAGCAGTGGTGGTGGTGATTTCGAGGTGGTGCCAATCGGCACGCATCGAGCAATTTGTTACAAGCTCGTAGACGCAGGAACTCGCGAAGAGAAGTTCAAGGACGAGGAACCAAAGAAGCGTCACACCGTTTTTATTTTCTGGGAACTGCCGGATCTGCGAACGGCAAAGGATCAGCCGTTCTCGATCTTCAAGCAGTATACGCTTTCGTTGAACGAGAACAGCGCTCTACATAAAGACCTTAAGTCTTGGCGCGGTCGCTCATTCAGCGAAGAAGAGTTGAAGGGTTTCGACATGAACAACATCCTCGGCGTGAGTTGCGATTTGGAAGTTGAGCACACTGCCGGAGGTCGAGCGAAAGTTGCCTCGGTTTTTAAACCAGATGGCGGAGCAAAGAAAGTTGCAACGGCCAATGATCAGGTCATGTTTGACCTCGAAGATTACTGCTTAGAGTTTAGCGGCGAGTCCTGCGACAAATCGAAAGAGATGTGCGATGTCTTTGAGGGTCTGCCCAACTTCTTGTGCGAGATGATCGAGGGATCTTTTGAGATGGCCGCTGCTCACTCGAAAGGTCGAAAAGTTGAAGCGCCGAAAGGTTTGGCTGCGATGGCCAAAATGCCGAAGTCTGTAGAAGTTCCAGAAGGGGACTTTGACGATGACATCCCGTTTTAATGAACGCTTCCAAGATGCTTGCCCGGCTAGAAAGGGCTACGAAGGAGAAAGGTGTAACGGTTACTGAATTTCTTATGCAGTACGGGTTACCTGCCAGCACCTTTTACGTCATTAAAAAAACGAAAGAGATCAAGCCCAAGATGCACAAAAGGTATCTGGAGGCGTTGCGGGATTTTGAACCGGCGCTGGCTGATGCAGTTGAGGTTGAGGTGCAGACAAATGATGCGGTGAACTCGCCGCAACATTACAAGCGCGATGGCATCGAGTGCATTGACGCCATGGTTCAAGTCTACGGCTTGAAACGTGTGCAGGAATACGCTGAGATATCAGCATTCAAATATCAGTGGCGGGAGGGTTTGAAGGGTGACTCGAAAACGGACAAGCTCAAGAAAATTTGGTACACACGCTTTTCTATGGGTGATGACCCTCGGAGGGTTAGTGATGTTTAAAGAAATGGGTTTTGCTAAATACACTGGCTGGGCAGTTGTTACCGCCCTCTGCGCCGGGATCGTTCTTGGCGCGATGATGTTGTGAGTGCGCCCAAGATATGAGCGGCAAGCTGATAGGGACGCTGAAAATAGACTGATTGAGCTGGTTTGCAAACGCTACCAGCTCGACAGTTTTTACAAACTCCCTGCCAGTTACATTTTAGATTTTGCGGTTTCACGCAATGATCAAATCATCGGATTTGTCGAGGTTAAAAAAAGAACCACGGCAATGCGCCAGTACCCAACTTTTTTTATTGCGCTGCACAAAGTCTTGCAAGCTAAGCAGTACGAGCTGATCGGCTTTCACTCTCGCGTGGTCGTTGAGTGGTCCGATTACATCGGCTCAGTGAGGCTAGATGCACCGTTTGAATTGAAGTTTGGTGGTAGGTCAGATCGTAACGATTCTGCCGATCAAGAACCAATGGCGCATTTCTCGATTGATTCGTTCGACATTTTGGAGGAGAAAGAATGACAGACTTTAAACCGGGGATCTATGAGGATCTCGACTACCCAACCTATGCGAGCATCACCGTAGACGGTCAACAAGCTTGGCGGTCACATGACCTCACCTCGTTGATCAAATGCGCTTACAGTTGGAAGAATGCCAAGCCCATGACTGAATCACCCGCGCTTCTTGAGGGCCGGGTCCAGCACACGGTTTTTCTTGAGCATCACAAATTCTTTGATGAGTTTGCGATAGAGCCAGAGCACATCAATCGACGCACGAAAGCTGGCAAAGAAGAGTACGAAGATTGGGTGTCAGGTCTTGGCGACAAGACGCCTTGCAAGCAGGATCTGTATGACCTCTGCATGGAGCGCCGAGCTGCGCTTGAAGAGTTTATCCCCGGTCCTGACGATAAGGTCGAGCTGACGCTGGTTTTTGAATGGTGCGGACAACCCTGCAAGGGCAAGCTTGACTGGTATACCGGGACTGACATTTGGGATCTAAAAACCTGCCGTGATGCTTCGCCGCGTGGCTTTAAAAACGCCGTCAACTCGTTCAGGTATTACCAGCAAGCCGCCTTCTACATGGCAGCCGCTGAGTACCTCGGAATGCAGTGTGATAAGTTTTATTTTTTGGCGCAGGAAAAAGCATACCCCTACCCATACGGCGTTTATACGCTCACTCAAGAAGCGATTGAGTATGGGCATGCCAAGAACCAGCAAGCGCTTAAGATCGGCTTGAAGTGCCGTGAGACCGGAGATTACAAACCGTTTAACAATGGTTTGATCACGGAGTTTAATCTTGCAGATCTCTGGTGAGG